CGTCTCCATCCACGGAGTAAAGATTCGTCTGTACCATCCGGGTGGAAGTCCGGGTCTTGCTAAAAGCTATCGGGCACAACAAGAGATCTGGAGGAACGAAATTACTCCTGACATCTTGCTTGTAGGACATTTTCACTTCTTCAACTCGGTGTATGAGAAAGGAGTCACCGGCGTTAACGCTGCGTGTTTCCAATCTCAGACACCGTATGAGAAGGGGAAGAACCTCCACCCCAACGTGGGGGGAGTGTTATTAGACATCCATAACGGCAAGCGTGTAGGCGTTACCTACGTCCCGTACGATACGTTAGATTCAGACTGGTAGTTAAGCTACGGAGAAGTTTTCCCACGCAGCCTCTTGTGCTGAATAACTTGATACTTGCATGACAATTCGCGCATTGCCCGGTTTGCCTAGACTAACGGGTTCTCCCAGTTCGAACATCTGAAGGAACGCATCTGCCTCATCACGATCCTTGAAATTGACGACAATCTCTTTCGTGGTTACCGTGTGCGTTGACGTGGATTTACTGGGTACGATCTCAGGTTCGATAGGTTCTGGTGCAGGGTCTTGTGGAAGCGTTATTCTATCTGTCACAGGAATTGGAAGCTTTGATGCGCCTTCAGTATCTGATTCATACGGAAGCTCTGATCCTGCGCGACGTTTCCTAGCCTTCGCTTCTTTTAACCAATCACTGATACGAATTGCATCCTCGGGTGTCCACTCAGCATCAAGTTCAAAATTTCGTCCAGCCTCAGCCAGTAAATTTGCTGCGAGTGTTGGAGTAAATCCGTGCGACATAGCGATCTCAGAGAACATCGTGAGAACTTTCGTCTCTGAGGATTCCATAGCCTGTTCTTCAGTCATACCCTTTACCTGCGAGGCGAATTCTTCCGCAGTTACCTGCGTACCACCACCACGCAATTCAGCGATAAGATCACTCTCATTAATCATGTTGCCTCCTGTTAGTTAAGGCTGTGTGTACAATCTCTACAGCATCTTTAGGATTATCGACAACACGAGCGACGCCAGCGCCGCTATCGTTGAGTTCCTTTAGTGTGTAGTCTTGAATCTTTGATGTCTTTCCTGTTGACGTTTTTACTTCAAACGCGAAAAAAAGTCCCTCACAGCCGCCCAAAATATCGGGTATTCCGGCTCTTGTGATAGCAGACCCATGATACTTAACCCACCATCCGCCCACCTCCGATTGGAGGCGGCGGATAATGGATTGTTGGAGACGAGTCTCTGGATTAGACACCCAGCGACGAGAACTCCTCGATAAGCTCTTCTGTCTTACCCCACGGGCGGTGATCGACAAAGCGCTTAATCTTAGACTCTAACTGTCCCTTGACAGTCTCACCCTGACGGTTTACCCAGTCACGGCCAACTTCTGCTGCCAGTACAGCCCCGACGTGCTTTCCATTGGCTGAAGACCACGGAACAGCTACCTGCTGTCCCTCAGGGTATTCCATACCATTGAGCGCTTCAGCGAAACTACGTTGGAACCAGTACGATGCTTCAGAATCTACGAACGCTGCGGTAAGCTGCGTTCCGACATGCTCCTCAGCGCCTACCGGACCATCGACAATCTCGAACGTAGCGGTTACACCTTCATTGCCAGAGTTAAACTTGCGCTCCTCTGAATCAATAATCTCTAACTGGTAGTTCCCGTCAGGAACGATAGGTCTGCTGAATCCAGATGATCCACGCTGGCTATCCTTAGACTGAAAACTACGATCACTTGCTGGCACGAGTGCCCTCCAATGCTTGGACAATCTTTGTCCATGTGGGGTCATCCATCCTCGAAGGAAGACGACCTGATCTATCTTTTGCGGTGATGACGGGCTTCTCTTGGAAGTCCAATCGCCGCTCCCAACCACCGCCCTCAGCCTTCACGAGTGTGATACGACCGATGACAGATGTAATCCTGTTGATACCGCGCCATACAGAGTTGACAAATTCTGGCCTGACCTCTGAAATCGTCTTCTGCGACCAGTTTTCTCCGACACCCTGATAGTCGGTATGCTCATGTGCAGTGACAATGAGTGTCACGTCACGCTTTTTCAACTCTTGAAAATGCCTAACCATCATATCACGTACAACCTTATAATGGTTGCCAAAATCCTCATGGGCACCCAATTTCACGAGCGCTTCTCCAGCAAGCATCTCCTGTAGGGTAGACCCTGTGTCGTACGCAATGACATCATACTTCTCAGCGTTACCAGCTTCGAGCCACTCAGACAACCCATACCACTCTTCGAGTGTGTTGAGTCTAACGGTGTCGATAGGTAGCTGGTCAAGAGTTTCAGCACCGCCGAAATCACAATCGATCAGCAGCACTTTTTTCCCTGCGCTATGTGCGGTTCCAATTAAATGCGTTTTACCCGCGCCCGGTTGTGAGTATACGACGAATAGCCGGTGATACGATTGGCTGTTCGCCTTCGTAATCTTCGGCGCTTCTCCGCGAGGCGCTCCCGGTGTATCCGGTGTAGCAGCCTCGACTTCACTCTGCGGAACTGGCATCTGCCCTCCTTATATACTTGACGAGATCTGCTTGTATAGTAAATACAGCCATCCCATCGTTGAACACTTCTACAAATGTTGCGTCACCGTATTCGTTGACAACACAGCGTTGTCCTTCGATCTCAAACGGTTCGTCCTCTTCTACACTGTAGATCTTATAAGTTTGTACTTCCTCCTCGTTAGGCTGACGCATGGTAACGATCCCAATAGTCGCTCTTCTCGAATTGTCGTAGTTCCTCTTTAACTAGATCTTCATCTCCCTGTAACTCAGCCCCACAGATACCCTTGAATTGACATGAGGGGCAGGTAAATGGTCCCACAGATCGCGGGAAAACATTTGCTTTAGTCGCGGCATTGATGAACGAATTTGTAGCCCTGATATCTCGTAACGCAGTATTAATAATATTTGGTGTCATACGGATGACGCGCCTGCGGAAAAATGGACTGGGCTTTAAATTTAAGTTCGTAATCTGATTATCATACTCAGATAAACTTATTGTTGGATGCTCCCATGACGCCTTTTCAACCGCATCGATGTATTCAAAGACTGTGGTCTCAATCGCACGACTCGATATGCGCGGTCCTTTGCCGTCAGCGTAGGTTCCGTCTGCTCGCGGCTTATCTTTCAATCCAACGATTGAAGGACTAGTCGGAGCTTTCGTTAAGATATAGTCAAAGACTACCTGCTCAATCTGTTCTATGTTCTGACGGTTCCACAACCCCGCATAGAACGCAAGTTGCGGATCATTGAGTTGAACACTATCGTCAGGGATGCGTCCGGTTGTTTTACGGTCTATTAATGTTAGACCCTCACCAAAGCGTTCATCACGAACGAGAAGGTCCATAATACCGACGTGTCGCCGACCATCGATTTCAACGTCCAACTTATGTTCAACACCCTCTACTTCCCAGTTATCGTCTTGATATTGGAAACGGTAGGATCGAACGATACGGCGGAGATCATCGGGAAGTGGGGGAAGAACCTTATTCCCTTTCCCACGGTTCTGGTAAATCGCACGCTGTTCGGCTGTTAATGCGTTCCAGCGCTCCTCGACAAGTGATAGTGCCTTTTCATCTCCCATGCTCTCTGCGTCTTCAAAGAACTTATGGGCTTCAATACCCATACGAAGCGGAGCGGTGAGATGGGTAGGTCGAAGGTTATCAATGTAACCAAATCGGTACGCGAGATTACACCGTTGGAACGCCCGTGTAGGTGAAATTGCAATGGGACGAACCACTGGGTCTTCAATCATAAAGCTGCCCTCCATAAGACTAATTATACCATACTATTCTTCGGAATCTTCTTCTTCATCGTACCCGCACTCCAAACAATAGAGCCACTTTCCGTCTTCTTCTAGATAAGAATCGCACTCAGGGCAACGAACACCTGTGAACGTATCCGGTTCCTCAAATCCATCCGCGCTGTTCATGTCCAGTAATCTCCTATAGTCCATTCTGCCTCAAGAGGAATGGGCGCTGAAAAATCGAAATGTAGATTCAAAACTGTCAATGCGTCATCCATTAATGTAGCTACAATATTTTCTCCTATTCCTATTGGTTGTTCCCATACTACAGAGTCATGGACCGATGCTACAACGTGGACATCATCATAATCTTGCAATGCTACCAAGGCTGCGTGTGTGATATCGGCAGCGGGAGATTGGACAAGAAAATTAATCCCCTGTCGTATGGCATGGTACACGGTTTTTGAATCGTTTGAGTTAACGTCTTCTAAGTGTCGTGTTCTTCCGAATATGGTGGTGAGAGATTGGTCGTGTCGGACACGATACTCAGTACGCTCGTGCCATTCTCTAAGCCCGGGGTAGGCGTTAAAGTAAGCATTTCGGGCGGCGTAGGCATCGTCGATTGAGAAGACGGTTCCGTATTCTTTGAAAGCATGTTGGGCAAACTTAGTTGCTCCCATACCATAGAGGAATCCAAAGTTGATGGCTTTAGCTCGTTGTCGTTCTTCATTGTTAACCTTTCCTCCCACAATAGTTTCGGCGGTAGCGGTGTGGATATCCACACCATCGCGAAAGAGTTGGCACATGTGTTGATCAGGAGCGATGATTGCTGCCACTCGGAGTTCAACTTGTGAGGCATCCCATGAAACCATCTCATAGCCCTCACGTGGCGTGAACACACGTTTCATCTTGTGTTCGGGGTCACGTGGGACTTGCTGCATGTTGGGATTTTTGGCTGAATGTCGTCCCGTGTCAGTCAATGGAAAATAGCTCGCATGGATGCGGCCATCTGGCATCACGTAGTCAGGCCACTTGGTAGTGTACTTTACGATCAGCGAACGAATATCTTTCCACTTCCGGTACTGATCAACTATCGGGTATTGGCTGCGGAGATGCAGGGTTGCATCTTCACTCACAGATAGTTTCCCTGTGTTTGTCCGTTCGGTTAGTGGCACACCTGACTCAACTAGCCACTTGGCGACTTGTTGGGGCGAGTTAAGATTAACGCCGGGTGCGGGGGGCTTGTAGGTAGTTTCTAGCTCCAACAGATACTCATGCAATTCAGTATTGACACGGTGATCAAAGCCAATACCATTATACTCCATATCACCCACGGCTTGACTAAATTCCATAATGAATTTGAAGTAAGGTTCATTGGCACGGTACTGCCAAAGCTGATATAGGGCATAGGTGTACTTACAATCTAATGCACAGTATTCCGAGTAGGACTCCCACGGCTCATTTACATAGTCAATATCCTCTCCGTATGCTGGAGCATTGAATAGTAACTGTGCGAGCGCTTCTAACCCTGTAGGCTGTCCTTCATCAACGTAATGGGCAAGGAGCATGGTATCGATAATGAAATGCCCTTCAAATCCATATGCCTTGCGGAGCCAGTTACGCTCAAACTTTGCGTTATGTGCGATCAGCGACTTCGATTTAAGTATCGTCAACAAAGGCTTGATATATGGATCTTTAAAAACATAGGATTCGGTATCTGATAAAGCGACACCGATCATAAGAATACGTGCGCCCTGTGCGTATGGATCAACCTGCCCGGGTGTTTCAATATCAATCACCACCGGACCATCGTGCTGTCTTATCAACTCTAGTTCAGTTTTCATGACGGGACTTTATGAATCCTCCAATCCAATCTTGCATTTGACGCTTATCTACAACGGCTCGGTACATATACTCATCGACCGTCCCACCTGCCTGTAGGAAATAGGTGGTCATGGGTCGTGTTTGTCCAATGCGGTCATTTCTCGCATCAGCTTGTTCTACGTGTGACAGGTCATAATCTATAGAGAAGAAGAATGTGTAGGCTGAAGCGGATAAATCTATGGACTCTGAAGCAGCGGCGAGTGAGCATACGAGGACTTGAGACTTTCCCTTGATAAAGGTTTCGATTGCTTCACGACGATCATCCGTAGAGTCACTTCCTGTGATCGATCCCAAGCCCACATGCTTTCCACTATCGAGTCGGGCATCCCTGAGCGCTTCCGAGATTGCCTCGATTTCAGGTCGAAATCGCGCAAAGACCACGACTCGTTCACCT